AATCTAGAGGATTGCTTCACCCAGAAGCCAAGCTGGTTTTTGATCGTGCTCCATATACTATGCAAAATGCTGACAAGGCAATGCGTATCATGGGTCAAATTATCTCTGGGATTCGTGCAAAAACTCCAGGGACAACAAGAGAAACAGCTATTAGCATGTTTATTGCTGGCAATGATCTTGATGAGAAGACAGTGGGCTTTATTAGAAGCGTAGAAAAGATTGGCATTGAAAACGCAATGCAAGCATATGCTGGTGAAGCAGCTGTAAATAAAAACAGATCTATAACAAACTTTCTTAGCAATAATGGCTACGATAAAGAAACTTTCTTTAAGGAAACATTTCAAAAAGCTCTTGAGGATGAAAAATTCTTTACTTTAATTCAGACAACAATATCACCTTCTGATAAGCAAATGCTTAATGATTTAGCTAATGAAGCTGGAGTAAGCAATATTGAGGGAGCTATTATTAAAGACCCATTTATTAAAGATTCTATAATGAATATTTTTTACGATAAGGTTTCCAGCAAAAGTGAAGGAAGTCCTGTTACTCATATGCAAGACACAATTCGCCAGATTGGAAAAAGAATTGGCGTTCAGAAAAATGCGTCAACTGGCAAGCTTGAGTTTGTAACCAATCCTATTCTTAAAATAGCTCAGTCAACTGTTCCTTCTGTTGCTGGAAGTTCTGTTGTTACTTTAACAAACGAAAATATTATGAGCGATGTAAGGGATAGGTTTGTAAATGGTTTAACAGGTCAGTTTGATTTAATGAAACCGCCTACAAAAGCCCAAGAATATATGTATGGTATGTTTGAAAGGCTAAACTCAGGTACTTTAGATCAGACAACAATGCACTTCCATGCAAATGAAACTTATGGTGGTGATCCTACATACAGTGTTTATCTCAGGGATGAGTATGACAGAGTTCACCTTGTAACTGATACATACTCATATGATTTTAAAGATAGCACTGCTTATAAAGAAACTTATCAGGAAGTCATTGGACAGCTTAAAACAGACAAAGCAAAGCAGTTTTGGTCTATGTATGGGTTGATGGATAAAAGTCTTGTTCAATCTACCTTTCAGTCTATGGAAAGAAACAGAAACGACAAGTCTCTAAATGGACTTATTAATGCTTGGAATAGTTTTAACGATGCAACAGCCTTTAGCATAAGTTCTGGTGCTTCTGGAACAGTTACAGCTAAAGAAACTAGCGGATACTTTGGAAGAGCTAGGGAGGGAGACATTAATGTATGGAGTGTCGACACCTTAACAGAAGAAGAAAAAAATGATTTTTTCTATATTGTTGATCGTTTCTTAACATTAGGTTGGCGTTAATGCAAAACATTGATTGGGATTTTATTGGCGAGCTTGAAGGCAAGCGTAAGCTAAAAGGCTACGTTCCTGATGCCAAAAACTCAGACTCAGGAGTTACTATCGCTACTGGGTTTGATCTTGGTGCTAGAAAGCTTTCTGACCTTGCTGGTCTTCCTCAAGATATAATAGATGTTCTAACACCTTATCTTGGGATTAAAGGCGCAGAAGCGGCTGAAAAAGCAAAAGGTCTTAACATTGATAATTCTCAAGCAAAAGTTATTGATGAGTTTTCACACAAAGAATCATACGACAGACTTAGCAGCAAATGGGAAGCTGCAACAGGTACTTCGTTTTCTGAGCTGCCTGAACACGAAGCAACTGTTATTGCATCTGTTGCTTTTCAATATGGTGATTTGGCTTCTCGTACTCCTAATTTCTGGAAACAGGTAACTAGTGGAGACTGGGACGGTGCTGTAAGCAATTTGCGTAACTTTGGTGATCGTTACGAAACACGGCGCAAAAAAGAAGCTGAGTATTTTCAAAAAAAAAGACTTGATTTTACTTTGAGCAAAACAGCACCAGAAGACGCACCGTCACGTCAGTTAAGCAACGAAGAGCTTGTCAAGAAAGTACAAGGTCAGATTGCTGCGTCTAGAGAACCGCAAGCAGCCCCCACCACTGTCGGTGAGGAAGTTGATTTTGAGGTATCTGCAAAGCCACTAGAGATAGAAGATGTTTTAACTGATCCTGCAATTAAGACTCCAATAAACACAGAGATAGTTGATTTTGATATTGCTCAAACAAATCAGCAACGTCAATTTGATGAGGACTTTTATGATTCTTCCTTAGCTGTTGATCGAAGCACAAAAGCAAATTCACAATTACCGAAAACAAAAGATATTGCTGACTCGTACACTAGCTTATATGGAGAATCTGGTGAGGTTCATGGCTCTAGGGTGCAGTCTAAATTTGGCACTCAGGATGAATATGATTATGCAGTTTTTGATGAAACATTTGAGAATGTTTGGGGTGCTGCTTTTCGACAAAACAATTTTATACCAGCCCTTAATCGTATGTTGGAATCTGCTGATGCTCAGTATGCTGCTGTTACCGGTTACGATCCATTTAACGATGAAAAGTTAAAGTCTCAGATAGGCGGCTCTGATGGACTTTGGATGTTTCGTCATAGCTCAAGTCCAGCTGAATCAATGTTGAAGCTGGAAAGAATGAGAGAAGATGCTGAAGACATGGCATTTCTTGCTGCTACTGACAGCACAGGAGCACAGGTAGTTGCTTCTCTTGCATCTCCCACAACCGCCCTTCCTTTAGCCCCAGCAAGGGTAATGAAGATGGCCTCAGGAAGTAAGCGTTTTGTTGGAGGGACTGCATTTACAAGCGCAGTTCTTTTTCCAGAGCAAATGCTTATAGAATCTCAGAACGAATATCGTGATGCTTCTCACTCAGCTCTTATGTTGAGTGCGCTTAGTCTTATTGGTGGTGGTTTAACAGCTAAATTTGGTAAAGGGCCTGTAATTGCTGACACGCCAACTGGCAGTGGTGGGGAGCAGATTTATCGTTCAGCTGGTGCTAATGTTTCGCCAGAGCGTTATCGTCAAAGCATGTACGCCACAATGGAACAGGACGCATTAAAGGAAACAGGTATTGGTCTGGAAAAGCTTCCATGGAATCCTGTTATTCGGATGCTGAATAGCCCCAACCCATTTGTCAGGCAGATTGCCACTGGGTTAGTAGATGTTGGCGGCATGATGCAGAAGAAGGTAGATGAAGGTTTGTCTATGGATCACTCTGTAGAATCTACCTTTAGAGTTAAATATCTTGGGCCTTTGCGTCAAGCTATTACAGAATCTGATAAAGCTTACTTGGCTTACAGAGGTAAAGCGGCATCACAAAGCGACATAGCTCGTTCTGTTCAGATGCTAAGAACATCTGTTAGTGATATGTTTAACAATGCTGGAACTCAACTAACCCACGTTCAGTTTAGGAACCGTGTAGCAAAAGCTATGCGTCGTGGTGATGTTGATAATATTGGTGATGATGCTTCTGAATTTGTTACTCAGGCAGCTCAGTCTTATCGCAAAATGTTTAATCTTGTTAAAGATGAAGCCAATAAAGTTCGTTTATTTGAGCGTCAATTAGAAACAGATCTTGCAAAGGCGAGGGCTGCAAATGATGTAAACAGAATACGTCAGCTTGAAGAAGCTATGGTTAAGCTTCAAGAGCAAGGCGTTACTGCTAACAATGCTTTGTCATATGTTCCACGCATTTTCCGTGTTGATAAAATTATGGAGCGTTCAGCTGAGTTTCTATCAATTATAGAACGTCACGCAGTTAACAATATGCGTATGTCTCGTTCAGCAGCCAAAACATATGCACAGAACGTTATGGATACTGTTACACGCAGCAGACCATATCTTGATCTAGACGGGGCAGCCGATCAATTGGATTTTGTTATCTCTCCATCTGGATCAAAGGCGTCTACGTTAAACATACCTGATGATCTTCTTGAGGAATTTATCGAAAACGATATTGAAACATTGCTGCGTCATCATGTTAAAACTATGGGCGTAGATGTAGAGCTAACTGCTCGTTATGGCAGCATCGACATGAAATCTGTAATTGATGATATTGTTACAGATTATCAACGTCTTATTGATGAAACAGCTGATGCCAATAAAAAAGCAGAACTGACAAAAAAGCTAGAGCGTGACCTAGAAGATATTCGTGGTTTGCGTGATCGTGTTCGTGGAACATATGGAGCATCTAAAGATCCTCATGCTTTGTCTAGCCGTTTTATTCGTGTAATGAAATCGTTCAATGTTCTAGTTGGAATGGGTGGGGCAATGATCTCATCAGTACCCGATGTGTTTAGAACGACTATGGTAGAGGGTTTTAAGACAACAAACGAAAAAGGATTTAAAAATCTTTTTGTTAAGCAAGCTGGCTATGTCAAAGCATTGAAGCAAAAAGAACTTGCTGCTGCTGGCGTTGCTGTGGACGCAGTTCTTGGACTTAGAGCACATTCATTCTCAGATATGGGCGATTTGTTTGGATCACGCTACACACTTGAGCGTGGTCTTAATCAGGCTACTGGTGTTTTCTTTATGATGAATGGCTTGAACTACTGGAACCAAGCTTTAAAAGAATTTGCTGGCAATGTAACAATGCTTCGTATGACTGATGCTTTGACAACTACATGGGAAGCATTATCAAAGTCTGATAAAGAAAAGCTTCTTAAGAATGGCATTGATCGTCAAGATGCTTATCGAATGAGAAAGCTAATTGAGAAGCATGGCAGAAATGTTGATGGTCAAAAACTTCCCAATACTGATTTGTGGGAAGACCCAACAATGCGTTTGAAGTTCCGCATTGCATTAAATCAAAATGTAGAGCGCATTATCATTACCCCTGGGGCTGGCGACAGAGCATTGTGGACATCAACAGAGTTTGGCTCGATGTTGACTCAGTTCAAATCATTTGGTCAAGGAGCTATGGTTCGTATGGCTACTGCTGGATTGCAGGAGCGTGATGGTGCTTTCTGGCAAGGGGCAACTTTGCTTGTAGCAATGGCTGGTCTGGTAAACGAAATTAAAAGAGCGCAGTACGGAATTGATGACAATGAAACTTTTGATGAGAAGCTTCTAAATGCAGTTGATCGCTCTGGTGTAATGGGATGGGCTATGGATGTTAACAATGCTGTTGAAAAGCTCTCTGATAATAAGCTTGGTATGCGCCCATTCTTTACGGATCAGCCGCAGTATAATTTGCCTGATACGGCAAAAGCTGGTGCTGTACTTGGGCCAACAGCAAGCAATCTTATGAACATATCTAGTGTTATGGGTGATGTTGTTACATTCAATGCTGACAAGGACACTTTGAAAACAGGAAGGTTTATAACCCCAGGAAGTACATTACCTTATCTTGACCCTATTTATGACGGTGTTTTTGGGCAATAGATGTGAATTAACGCAATGAAGCCAACAATGTATAAGAGGATATTATGGCGACAATCCAAATAGCAGATAATGATGCTCGTGTTCAATATACACAAGCAATTAATGGTATAGATAACGATCCAACCCCAGCTGCGACTGAGCTAACGATCGACTTTCCATTTTTTGACCTTGATGACATTAATGTTATCAAGACAACTGCTGCTGGAGTAGATAGCGTACTTACCAGAGGAACAGGAACAGGAACCTTTACTGTTACTGGCACTAGCGTAGATGATGGTTTTTCTGGCGGCAATATAAAGCTTCACGACACAGATGCTGATAGCACAGTCACATATACAATTTTTCGTGACATTGCTGTTCAGCGCACTACTGATTTTCCAACATCAGGCCCTTTTAATATTTCAGCTCTTAATACTGAGCTTGATAGAATTGCTGCTATTGAGCAAGAGCTTGAAACAAAAATTACCCGTACACTCCAGCTTGCTGATTCAGACGCAACCGTTGACCTAAAGCTTCCCAACCTTGACACTCGCAAGGGGAAAACCCTTGCTTTTAATGAAACAACTGGTCAGCCCGAAGCTGGGCCTACTGTTTCAGGAGTAACTACTGTAGGTGATTTGGCAACTGATATTGCTACGCTTGCTGATATCGAGGACGGGACTGTAGCTACAAATGCTATTAGCGGCACATATGCTATTGCATCTGATGTTACAACTGTATCTGGTATATCAGCTAATGTCACGACTGTTGCTGGTAACACAACGAACATTAATACTGTAGCTGGAAATACTACTAACATTAATACTGTAGCTGGCAATGACGCTAACGTGACAACTGTTGCTGGTATTTCAGGAAATGTTACTACAGTGGCTGGAATATCATCAGATGTTACAGCTGTAGTAGCTGATGCTACAGATATTGGTACAGTCGCATCTAGCATAGCTGATGTAAATTCTATTGCAGCTATTTCTGCTGACGTAAGCACAGTGGCCGCTGATGGAGTGGACATTGGTGTTGTGGCTGGCATTTCATCTGACGTAACTGCAGTGTCTGGAATTGCTGCTAACGTAACTACTGTTGCTGGGAATACAGCCAACATTAACGCTGTCGTCGCTGATGAAGCAGACATTGGAACTGTTGCAACAAATATTACTAACGTAAATACAGCAGCAACTAACATAGCAAACATTAATTCTGTTGCAGGAAACTCTGCTAATATTAATGCTGTTGCCGCAGACGCAACTGATATTGGCACTGTTTCGACAAACATCGCCAACGTAAACACAGTAGCTGGCGTTAGCTCTAATGTAAGTGCAGTTGCTGGAATCTCTGCTGATGTTACAACAGTTGCGGGAATCTCCGCTGATGTAACCACCGTTGCTTCAAATGTTTCTGGTGTTAACAGTTTTGCTGATCGTTATAGAGTTGAGGCATCTGATCCTGTCTCTTCTCTTGATGCTGGCGATTTGGTGTTTAACACATCAAGTTCATTGTTGAAGTATTATGATGGGTCTGCTTGGCAAGGTATATCGCCTGGAATTACAGCTGTATCAGCTGATGCTAACCCCTCTCTTGGTGGTGATTTAGATGTTGCTGGCAATAGCATTGTGTCTATATCCAATGGCGATATTGCGATCACGCCAAATGGAACAGGCTCTGTTGTTATTGATGGACTTAATTATCCACAAGCAGATGGCTCTGCTGGTCAATTCCTAAAAACAGATGGTGCTGGAAATCTAGCGTTTGCTTCGATTGTTTCATTCGATAGCGGCACACTGATGTTGTTCCAGCAAACAGCAGCTCCGACTGGCTGGACAAAGCAAACGACCCATAATGACAAGGCTCTCAGGGTTGTTAGCGGCACAGCAAGCTCTGGTGGTTCTAGCGCATTTACAACGGCGTTTGCTACACCAAGCGTGTCTGGTACGGTATCGCTCTCTGGTGAGCCGGGGGTTGGTAACTTGGCTGTAACGGTTTCTGGCAATATTGCTGATACCACGCTTGCAACGGCGCAGATACCATCTCACAGTCACTCTGTGCAGACAGGTACTGGCAACGTCAGCCAGAACACTGGTAGGGCAAGAAACCAAAATCAGATAAACGGTGCATTTAATACTGGCAATAAGGGAAGTGGTGGCTCACACAACCACGCACATAACTTGTCAGGAACGATGACTGGTGCGCCGGGTGTTGGTACTCTTGCTGGCTCATTGTCATCAGCCACAGCAGATGTTAACGTGCAGTATGTTGATTTAATTATTGCTGCTAAGGACTAGGGGATGGAAACGCCAACATTTATAGAGAGCTATCAAACTGAAGCGTTTGATTTATGTGATGACTTAATAAGCCACTTAGATGAACTAATAAGTCTAAAGGATCAAGACTCAACTTATGGTCATGTTTATATGGCTGGTGAAGAAACAAATGGCGGGGTGAATTTTCGTAGGGACGAAAGTTTTAATCTAGCTCACTTAGATAATTCTAGTAGCTATGTTGTAAGAGTTCACGACCTATTAAAGATTTGGGTTCCTCGATATTTTTCTAAGTACGCTGGGTTTTCTCACTGCAAAGATAATATGCAAGTTCATTCGGTTGATGTGAAGGTGCAAAAAACGGAGCCGAAAGGCGGGTTTCACCAGTGGCACTTTGAGCAAGGCGTTGGCTCAATGTCAAACAGGGTTTTGACTTGGACGTTGTATCTGAATGATATGCCAGATAATGAGGCTGAAACAGAGTTTTTGGAGTATGGTATAAAGGTGCGACCTCAGAAGGGGCTGTTGTGTTTATTTCCGGCAGCTTGGTCACACATTCACAGAGGCAACCCGCCTTATACTAAAACAAAATACATTGCCACAGGTTGGTATTTGACAGCCAATTGAGGAGATAAAAATGGCTAGATGGGTAGTGGTTATGGGTGACAACGCTGTTGGCAAGGACGGCGTTTTTTATCATGACTTGGATTTATCTGGTGTTCCAGACAATGTAATCGCTGTTCAGGTATATGACGGCGTTAATGCTGAGATCGAGTATGGTGATCGCTTGAGAGAGCAGAACCATTCAAATGAAGAAATAGCAATCAGCAACATTGCTTGGTGGTCTGCTGTATCATCTGCTTGGCAAGCCGCTGAAGATCAGCGCATTGCTGCTGAAGCCGCTGCTAATGCCACAGAGGAAGAGGCTACACCTTAATGGCAAAGCTAGAAGTAAAAGAGAACTGCCCGCTGAATGGGTTTGAGCCGTGCAAAAAGTTTGATTGCGCTTGGTTTATGCACATCAGAGGCAGTGATCCAAACACCGGAGAGGATCTGGATGACTGGGGCTGCTCTATGGCTTGGATGCCAAAGCTGCTGATTGAGAACGCTATTCAATCAAGACAAACTGGCGCAGCGGTTGAGAGCTTTAGAAACGAAATGGTAAAGCAAAACAATACCAGTCATAAACTTTTAGAAAAAATTAATAACCCAAACCTAATAGACATGATTGAGGTCAGGCAATGAAAGAGCTGCCGACTGACGCATCAATTGTAACAGCGGGGATTACTGCACCGATTTGGTTAGCCCCGCTAAACCAGTGGCTTGCGCTTGTCATTGCTCTCTTGGCTATAGTGCTTGGTATTATTCGGATATCTAAAGCACTATCAAGCAAAGACGATGTTTAAGGCTATTGTTCTAGCTTGTGTAATAGGCGCACCAACAGAATGTGTTGAGTTCCACGATATTAGAGGGCCATATAAAAGCGAAGCTCAATGTGAAAAACGTGCCATGGAGATGGGACGTGACATAGGGGAGATGGCTCACAATCTAATGCCTGTTAGATGGCAATGTAAACCACTAAGGAAGGGCATGTTGTCGTAATGGAACCTATTTCCACAGCTTTAGCTGGTATCGCTCTGGTGCAGCAATCAGTATCCTTTATAAAATCAAACATTAGCACAGCTAAAGACATTGGCGAGATAGCTGGTGCTATTGATAGCCTGTTTGCTGGTGAAAAACAGGTACAAGAAGCCAGAAACAAGAAGTCTGGTACTGGACTAGGAGATCAGTTCGGTGTTGATACGGTGGCAAAGGAAATCATTGACGCTAAATTGGCGCAAGAAAAGCTGCAAGAAGTGGCGACAATGGTCGATATGCGTTTTGGACACGGAACGTGGGCTGGCATACTTGCCGAGCGGCAGAAGCGTATCCAAGAGCAAAGAGAGGCACAGGCGAAAGCAAGAAAAGCAGCGCAGCTTCGTCACGATGAAATGATGGATAACTTTAAAATAGGCGGAATAATAGTTTTAGTAATGGCTCTTGCTATCTTCCTGTTTTTCTTCCTAGTATTCAGTGTCGCTATGGCAAGTACATTGATTCGTTAGGAGAATATTTTGTCTCAAGATAGAACCGAGAAGATTTTAGAAGCTTATGATCTTATTAAGGAGTATGGCGGCACAAGGTCTGCTGCTAGAGAATCAGGAATCCCAAGAAGCACATTGCAATATAGAATAAGACTTGGGAAAGAATCTGGCCTTATAGATGATCCTGACATTGGGTACACAACACCTGTTAAGGTAGATGACGATATACCTGTTGATGATATTGTAGATCATCTTCACAAAAGATTCCAGCAACGCAAGAAGTATCGTGAGTCAAAGAAGTGGTCTAAGATCAGGATGCACACTGACGAGCCTATTGGCTTGTTGTGGTTAGGCGATCCACATATTGATGACAACCATTGTGATTGGGATTCTCTTAGAGAGCATATTGACATTATCCAGAGCAATGATGGCATCTATGGCTGCTCACTTGGAGACCAACAGAACAACTGGGTAGGTAGATTGGGTCGTCTTTATGGCGAACAGGACACATCACAT